ATCAACAGTCTCAATTGTACCTGTTGCTATTTCTGTTGGCTCAGCACTCGCCATACTAAACCCATCATTGAGCAACACTGAGTTGTTAACAGTCTCTGTAGGCTCATATACAACAAGTTCAATTATTTGTGTGCCTAAAGACTGAGCATCATCAATAATTACGCCTATGTTTTGCTCTAATTGTCTTAGTTTTTCGAAATAGCCAGCGGTTGACCTTACCCCATTCTTGGCTGTTTCAATAACTTTTAACACATCTCTTGTTGCGTTTATCGCTGATTTTATAACTGATTGAGGCTGATTTATTGTCTTAAATCCGTTTTCAAAACTATCAAGCACTGCATCTAATAATGATTTGTTTTGAGATAAAATACTGTTTTTGAAGCTTGGTTTTTTTGGTATTTTCGGCTTTTCTTCTGAAATAAAAAACTTAATAGTGAATTCAACAATAGAGTTAACATTGCTGTTATTATCACTAATTGACGAACACCACGCCTGTAATATACTCTGTCTCTCAGGATGAATTAGCTCCCCTACTCCAATCGACTCACTCCAAGTTTTTCTTGCTTTTTCAAACTGTTCTATAGCGCTGTTTTTGTCGCCGTCATCAAGAAAAAAAGCATTGCAGTTGATAGTTCGAGTATCTCGGCTAACGTCTTCAAATATTGGTGTATCTTGGCTAGGGTAGTTATTAACTTGTATTCTTCGCCCATCGCTACCCGATGACGATTTGATGAAAAATGGAATACCCTTATAACTACCAGCAACCGCATCAATACCATTGATTTTAACTCTGTTTAACACATCTATAGAAGTGCTCATTGAACAAACCCCAAGTTAAAGTTTGCAACATTATCACCTTTTTTATTAACTGTTGTATTTTTTGGAAGGTTATTGAAATTAACATCAAGAGATTGAGATTGTTTTTGGAGAATCATCTCTCTCATAATACTTTCTCTTTGCATGTTTTTGTATTCTGTTGTTGTTATATTATTATTAAATGTGTTAGTTGTGCCTTTTTCAATTGTTGCATCATCAATATTAACATCTTTATCAACTTTTATTCCAATTCCCTTTTTTATAAAATCTGGCAAAAAATCTGTTAAACTAGAAAAGACTTCTTTTGTTTTTGTTGTAATAAAATCTAGTCCTGCTATCCAATCCTTAGCGAAATTTTTAATAAAATTAGGCATAACTTCCATATTTGATATGGTTCCAAATAATTTTTTAAATCCTAAAGTGGCTAACCCAGCAATAGCAACAATAGCGCCAATTGATAATGTAACAGGGTTTATTAATCCTACAATAGCGCCAAAAACAGATGTTGCAACTGATAAAAGCGTTCCAAGACCTGAAACTACTGCACCGACACCTATTGAGAATTTACCAACAATTAAAGTACCAAATCCAATTGCTGCAATTATAGGTCCTATAGCACCAACAACTACACTAGCAATAACAATAAACTTTTTGAATTCGGGGCTGGTTTCCTTAAATCTTTCTAAAATAGGCTTTATTGCGTTCGCCATGTCAAGCAATACTGGCACAATTATACTACCAATGTCAGATGCTATATTGGTCACAATCTCCCTGAACTGCCTAAATTGGTTAAGAGGACTCTCCATTTGTTTGTCAAATGCCTCTGCTGCTGCACCTGTTGCTGTGGTCATTGCTTTTGTTTTTTCTATCAGATTTTCATATTGTGGACCAGCCATTGATAGCGCCAATGTCTGTGCCCTAACGTTACCCAAAAACTTAGATAGCGGAATTCCTGTAGCTTTTGCATTATCAACAATTAACTTCATTGTCTGAGCTATTCCGCCCTGTTTAGCAATTAATTCCTTACCACCAGCAACACCCATTTTTTGATACAATTCTGTCATCTGTTTTGTCGGAGACATTAACCCCGACAACACTCCCTTGTATTGGGTCGCTACTTTACCAGCATTGCCAGTAACACCAGTAGCCGTTGCAAATACTCCAAACAGGTCTTTTTGTGCGACACCTAGCTCCTTAGCCATCGGTGTAACCTCGCCAATCGACATTGCTAATTCGGGAAATGTAGTTTGACCTAATTTTACAGTTTGGAACGCTAAATCAGTAACTTGTTGGACGGCTTGTGCTGATGTGTCGCCATACGCCTTTGTTACTGCACTTGTAAGGTTAACAGAATCTGTTACAGTCGCTATTCCAGCTGTTGCACCTTTCGCATTAATCTCTAATATCTTGGCTGTATCAGCTGTGTCACCAAATGCGGAAATTACTTGATATAGTCCATCGGTGATGGTGGTTGTATCTTTCCCAGTCGCCTCAGTAAGCTCCGAAACATTGACTTTTAATTCTTTGATTCGGTCACTTGCAATCCCTAAAGATGCCACATTCTGCATCCCTGTTTCGAGATCGCTAAATGCCTTGATAGCAAATCCACCCATCGCAACCAGTGGTAGAGTAACACCAACTGTTAGACTCTTCCCAAAGCTTTTTATTTTTTTCCCAGTACGAGATAAGCTTTGACCTTTTTGTGTTAAAACAGCAGAGCTCCTCATTAACTTTGTGTTAAAAGTATTGACTTTGCTTGATGACTTATCTACAGTATTGTTGAAAGCCTTAAAGACATTCGAAAACTTGTTAGTCGCAACAATTGGAATTTTTATAGCTTTGGTTGTTGGCATATACTCTCTATGGTATTAGACTTTTATAGTTTTTTGCTTCGTTTTGTTTTATTTCATACAATCGATTAAACCAATAGTTAATCTCATTATCCTCTAATTCTTCCAGTTCCCTCAAGCTGAATGAAAAATTGTAAGCTATTAGTCCTAATTTACTATCTCGCTCCTCATCTAAGGAGCGATATGAGGCAAAAAAGCCCCTACAATCTCCACAAGGTTAATTAAATCTGTTGGAAATAGCTCATCTACAATGGCCTTATTGATATCAAAACAATCCATCACCATTGCGTCCGCTCTATCCTCGTCATCAGTAACTTTTGACCATTTGCGCTGGATAGCTCGATTAACACGGCCATTGAAAATAAACTCTGTATATGACTCTCTAATGTTATTGTCACTATCTCTAATCTCTACAGGCGTAATCAACTTATAAACAAAACCCCTTTCAATGACTCCTGATTCCACCCTAGTTACACCATCACTGATAAATAATTTTACACTTCTCATTTTTTTCTCCTCAGTTTTTTATTAAGGGCGGAGTTAACCGCCCATATATTGTTGCTATTTTATAAAATATCCTTCTTTGCCTTGGATCTCTCCAAGGTCTATTTCTGCATTAGATGTGTCTAATGTTAGATCACCATTAATACAAGCACCTGACATGTTGAACTTGCTACCATCAGCCAATACAATTAAAATATCTGCATCTTCAAGCCCTCTTAACGATGCTATATCAACATCAGATGTATATACAATAGTAGCATCAGTAACCTTTGCCATCATAAAAGTCTTAGTGATACCAAGACTCTCAGTCTTACCCTCAATGACCTCAGATTTAAACCCACTTTGAATGCACTTTGGGTCTCCTTTTAGTGGGTAATCTGTACCATTTATGTTGAGGGTGCTAAACCCTGCAACTGCATCATTAGCCATAATAATTAACTCCTTTTAGGCCTTAAACCCAAGGTTAAAACCAATAATTTCCAATTTTCCAGCGATATTAACAACTAAATTAATATCAACTCTATTATTGCCGTTTCTCGATGCGCTAACGCCTTCTATTGTTTTATCAACGTCCTCTATCAATACGCTGTTACCCCATAAAATACATCTATTTTGTACAGATGTCTCAATTGCTGCAGGAGTTGTCACATTTGAGGCTGTTTTTCCGTATTTTGTGCCGTTGTCAACAACATTATAATTGGCAAATCCCGACTTGAGAAATGAAACCAAATCATATCTAAGATACTGCATCGTGTAGAAACTCTGCATATCTCTATAATGATCATCAACTGCACCAGCATCATTGAGTTGATAAGTTGTTATATGCTTGTTGATCTTAGCTTTACCATCAACAGTAGCTGTTAGTGCAGATACACCATTGTGTAATAATTGATTTCGCTCTGAATTGTTAAACAAATTCTCAGGTCTACTCCCAACAACAAAATCTAATAATATATCAGATGTATTGTAAGTAGCTCTGGTCGCTATCAATGGCATAACCTTAGCCACAACAGCAGTAGCAATATCCCAAGGTAGACAAGGGTTTTTGTATGTTCCAAAAACACTGGAGTGAGCACTATTGCGACCATCTCCATAAGATGTCAATTCAGATATTCCAGATACAGAATTGAGAGCTGTTTGATACATTCCTGACTTGGCATAGGTCGCCACAAATCTAGCTGATAAGTAGTTTTCAATATTCGCTATATCAGTAGATGCGGTATAGCCACCCACCAAATACTGAAACCAACTCTCTTCTGGAATCGCATCAAGAGCGGTTTGAATGTCGGGATCAGTCGCACCATTAGCCATATCAACAACAGTAGTCGTAATACCTGCAACAGCAGTGTCATCATCATTAAATCTTTCAACAATTCTAATGTTATTTCCAAGCGTACCCTTGTTTTTAGCGGTGATTGTTACAACACCTGAAGTGGCTGATGCGGTAACTGGTAGACTTGTATTAGCTGTGATAGCTGATGTTATAGCTGTTGCTACCTCCTCAGCTGTGTCACCTGTTAAGATGCCCACGCTGACCATACGTTTTGAGTCTACACCACCAAGATACAGCTTGTAAGTTCCGTTACCTGTAGCTGTGCCTGTAACTGTTACTGTTCCAGTAGCTGATGCCGATGCTTCAGCATCATCAAGAGCAATAGCAAACATCGGGAAGACAGGCTCTGTGTTAAAATAAACCTCTGCCATATTATGCAAGTGAGAACCTGTACCAAATTTAGCCTTAGCATCTTCAATGCTCTCAACCTGTACAACTTGTAACGCAGGTTGTGACCCTGCATCAATTTTTTGACCAATAGCCAAAACTTGATAAGGCACTTGTGAGAGTGTTGTAGCATCTACCACTTTGCTAATTTGTCCAAAAACGCCTGGAGAAATTTGATTCGCTGGTATTTCTGTGATCATCCTGATCTCCTTTTATTTTTTCGAGTTGGAGCTTCAATCTCGATTAATTCGCCCCTCGAAATTAAACGTCTATAATATAAATTATTTGGCACTGTTTCACCCTCTAAAATAGTGACTTTTCGACCAAACTCATCTATATTTCTCTGAACTATCAAGCCATCTTTGGGCTTAACATAAATTTTCATTTTTTTACTCCTTACAACTGTATTAGAGTTGAATTATCTAGCTGTGACCCTTCTTTTTCTTCCGTTTCTAAATCAATTGATAATTCATCAAGTGTATTAACCTCTGCTTCGTCACCTTTGAGGCTTTGATAATTAAATGTGTACATTAAGTTGCGAACTACTCTCTGAGATGCACCATCAGCATCATAAAATGTTTGAGATCCTGAATAGGTAGGGTATTTTAACCCTTGTACACCTCCAAAACCAACGCCCAACGCAAAATTAGCGTTATTAATAAGTGCGTTATCAACAAGTACTGTAATATCATCAACCTTATCAGCTGTTCGGTCAAAAATCTCAATTGAGACTTTTAAAAAAGTATCGGTTAACACATTATTAATACTGCTTGAATCATCATCTTGAATTGTTAAAACAGACACATAGGGAGTTTGTTTTGCATCTATTTTTATCGCTGGAAAGTTAGTTATGTTATTAGGATTAACAACAGCAATAAGATTAGTGTTACTCTTAAGTATATTCGTTACCGCTTGTCTTGCTAACTTATTAAGTATCACTCTTACACCTCATTTAACAAACAAACTGTTTCGCCTGTTCTTGTTAAAAAATAATCGACACAAATATATCTAACACCATCAACAATAAAAATATCAGACTGATCTCCTAAGTTAATGTTAGGAGATCCATCTGGCAAATCTGTTTCACGAATTCTTAAACGAGGTCTTGTATCAACGTATTCTATGTCAGAGTTTTCAACTGATTCAATATTTGGGTCTGAGTCAAAAATACAACTCAACTCTACACCAGGTTCTACACCATTTTCTAAATATTGGATCTTAATTCCAAACTCTTCATTATTATAAAACACATCATTAAGATCATCGTTTAACAAATTCATAAAATCATTCATTTTTTTCCATTTTTTCTTGATGTTGAAACATCGGCTTTATCAATATCAGAATCTTTGATTTCATCTTTATAAATGTAACCGCAATCAATTAGAGATTCAAAAACTTCATCACTGAAATCTTTCTTGTTGATTGCATCGCCTTCATTGTACACCGTTTTTTCATATGAAAAGCCTGCACTTCTATATATAACCATAACAGCACTCCTTATGCTTGTGTTGTCAATACTGCAATTGAATCTTCGTTAATTAGTGACATTAGAGGTGATGATTCAAGTGTATTTTCGTACCCTTTGCCATAATCATCTTTAATTGTCTGAGGAAGTCTTTTGCCACGCATCCCATTTGTAGATGCATTAAGATTTTCCAATACTCCATAGTGAGCTTCAAGCCTTGCATCTGCAGCAACTGAGATAACTCTTTTTTCGGGCATAAAGTTCTTGGTTGTTCCATCAGTATCGTTATACTCATTGAAATAAGTCCATATCTCACCAACTGTAGGAATAAATCCAATATATGTTGCACCAATATTATTTTCCATGCTAGGCTTATAATTGACGTTATCGAAGCCTGTTTTAGTTGCCCAGAGCTGAAACTCTGCATTTTGTTCAAAAAGCGCCCAGGATGTTTCATCCATAATGTGGCGAACAACACCTGATACAGAACCACTGTCACGTATAATCAAGGCTCTATTATTTCTTAGATCTGTAACAGCCTTAGCGTTGGTTGTATCTGTCCAGTAAGGAGATGCAACAACTTTGTGTGATGCTTTCAATCCAAAATCAACTTCATAATCAACGCCTTCACCTTTAACAATGACCTTTCCTGTTGATAGAGCTTCTGAACATTGTTTTTCTTCAAGTCTAACCATACGCTCTTCAAGCTTAGCGAACTGCTCTCCAACTTTTGTTTCTAGCTTATTTCCTGGTCGTTGCTGACCATAGACATTAGCAACTCCAGCATCTCTATTTCTCAGGTCTTTTGGTGTGATGATCATTTTCTCCATCACGTAACCAGGCTTAAATTTGTTAGATTGATAGCCTTGTGAAGGAACTTTAACGTATTCACCATCTCTGTTAACATATGTTGCTATGCCTCTTACACCATCAACTTTATCGAGGAAAAACTCTTCACTTCCATGATGAAATGAATCTGAATCAGCAAATAAGCTACGAAAAAACCCTGCTCTTGGAAGAACTTTCTCTAATGGTGGAATTAACTCCATTGGGGTGTATATAATTTCTGCCATTTATCTATATCTCCTTAAAGTGCGTTAATAGCACCTTCGTTTAGAATGATTCCAATAGCACGGAGTTCATTTCTCCAAGCCTCAGTCATATCACCTGTGAACAATAAGTAATTCTCATCAAACTGACCTGTTCTGTACCCAATGCAATCAACAGCCTCGCTTGTTGCATCAATATCATCTGATAATATAACAATTGTCTGCTTATCAACCGCTGGTGGTGTAGTACTCAGGTCTATTTTAGTGTACTCGCCTGCATCAGCAGTAAGTGCAATAAGGATTGTTCCAATTGCTAATTCGCCTTGACCTGATTTAACAGTGATTGCTTTTCCGTTTTTCTCTGCAATGCCAGAAAAAATTCTTTCATTTTGTGGCGTGTATTCAGCCATAATATTATCCTCCAATGTCGCCACGAGCGACTGAATCATAACCGTTAACAAATGCCTGAGCATCAAAATTTGATTCTCCACCATTAGACTCTGATGGGTTGCATACACCCTGCAGATCATTATCATCTTGTGCTCTCTGCTCTAGTTCTTTCTCTGCTAGTGTTTTTTGATGCGCTGAACTTTTTGCTTCTTCAAGAGAGTTTTTCAAGATTTCAGCACAAGCCTTAAGTGCATCAATCTCTCCAGAGTCCATATCCATCAGCAATTCATTCATTTTTGAGTTATTTTCTAGACCATTTCCAGCGAAAACCGCCTTAATGGACTCCATTCTTTGCTTTTCAGCGTTTTTTGCATCTTCCACAGCTTGCATTTTAACCGCTTCAAGGTCTTCAGCGGTTGTGCTTGCTGTTGGAGCTTCAGTATTTTTTTGACTCATACTGTTTTTGACCTC